TGGGCCTGAAGCCGGACCTGATCGTGGTCGACACGATGAGCCAGACCTTCGTCGGAGAGGAGAACTCGGCCAGCGACGTGGCTGCCTTCTTCCGGTCGATCGGCGCGAGCCTGCGCGATGCCTTCCGGTCCTGCGTGTTGGTCGTGCATCACAGCGGACACAACGCCTCCGAGCGCCCGCGGGGATCGAGCGCCATCGTGGCGAACACCGACTTCATGTTTGGCGTTCACCGCGACGAGAAAGAGATGCTCGCGACCCTGACCTGCATCAAGCAGAAAGACGCCGAGAAGCTCGCTGACCAGAACTTCGCGCTCACCGTACACGAGCTGGGCCGCGACGAAGATGGCGAGGCGATCACCAGTCTGGCCGCCTCCCACATTGACACCGCAGCGCAAATGGTTGAGGCTATCCGCCGGGAGTCCAGAGGCGGAAGAGGATCGAACCGTGTAGTGTTCGAGAAGCTGGCGACATCGGGCAGCAGCATCGACGAAGTGCGCGAGCAGTTCTACGCCGAGCTGGGCGCGCTGGAGCCGAACGCGAAGCGCCAGGCATGGAACAAGTGCAAGTCCTGGGCGATCGAGGCCGGCATTCTGATGGTCGTCGGCGACCGTTTTGTGCGCAAGGTGAACTGATGTCGAGTAACGCTAAAAACGGTCGAGTAACGGTTTCAAGTAACGGTAAAATCGCCGTCGGGGAACGTTACTCGGTCTGCCAAGACCGAGTAACGGTATATTCCCCTCCGAGTAACGCCTGTCAAGTAACGCCTGAAGTAACGCTTTGGCGGTATGCGGGGCTGGAGCCGTATCAGCGCAAGGATGGCAACTGGACCCACCTGAAAGTGTGGACGCGACCGTGCCGCATTTGCGGAGAGGAATTCACGATCAAGACGCCGCAGGGCGCGATGCTCGAGAACTGGACGGGCAGTGGCGGTTCCAACAAGTTCAGTTTGGTCACATGCCAAGAGCACCGAGGGCTGGCAAGGCCCTCGCGTTCGCTTGCCCAGGTGCCCGCATGACCTGGCTCGACGCAATCCTGTCGCTGCTCACGATCAGCGACGTCTTGGTCATCGCCTGGGCGGTGGCCGTGTGGCCGGAAATGCGCGCAAAGGAGGACGACGAATGACCTGGACACCTCGAACGCAGAAGCCGCAAGAGGTCAGCGTGCCGAGCGCCTGGCCGTTTCCTCGGCCGCACCCGATCTGCGTCCACGAGCATTGCCCGATCCTGACCTGCTGCGCGCAGGCCGGAAAGTGCCTTGGGACTGACGGCGGGCCAACGGCTGAAGTGGAGGATGCGCTGCTGTGAATAAAGCTCAATGGTTTGCCCAAAAGTTCAAATCCAACGTGGTGATTCGCCTGGAGGCTATTGAGGTCGGCGAAATCATGCGGGCATGGATGGAAAATGTTTCGGTAGAACGCTTGACGCCGGACCTTGCCAAGAAGCTAAACGAAGTGAGACGACCAGTGCGAGCTATGTTGGCGCAACGGAATCGGAAAGCGTCCGACGCTATGTGGGACGATGACTACATGACCGCTAGAGCCGAGTTGCTTGCCAATGGCTTGCCGGATTGGGTGCAGACTCAGGTGGTGGAAATTCGCCGCATGGCGCGCAAGAATCAGAAAATGATGCAAGCGCGAAGATTGGGAAACGCGATTTCTACGCGACTCATGCAGCAAGGCAATGGCACGCATTGGGGCACAGTCAAGTGAGACGCGCAGCCCGCGTTGACCGGAATCAGGCGGAGATTGTGGAAGCCCTTCGCAAAGGTGGCTGCACCGTGTTTCCGACGCATCAAGTCGGCAAAGGCTTCCCCGACATCTTTGTCTGGTCAAAGGGGCGGCCGTACCTGCTTGAAATCAAGGACGGCAGCAAGCCGCCATCGGCACGCAAGTTGACCGAGGACGAGGAATCGTTCCATCAATTGTTCCACGACATGCGGCAGGCGGGATTGCTTGCCGTCGTAGCCTCAGTCAATGAGGCATTGGAAGCCGTGGGGGCCACATGAGTCGTATACACATCGTCTACACACGCTTCATCCGCTGGCTGGCGCGCACGGAGATCGAGGACATGGCGCGCACGATTGGCGAGCTGCGGAAGGAGCGGGCGGTGCTGGCGTTTCGGTTGCAGGAGGCGATGCGTGACAAGCAAGCACGCGGCGATGAGATTTCTGTAAGAGAAAGGGACGGAAATGGCCGGACGTAAGCCAGGCACGCCCAAGACGGGCGGTCGCAAGCCGGGGTCGCCTAACAAGTCGACTGCGCTCGCCCGCGAAGCGATTGCCCAGTTCGTCGACGCCAACGCGCCGCGACTGCAGGGCTGGCTGGACGACGTCGCGGCCGATCCGAAGCATGGCCCTCTGGCGGCGTTCAAGTGCGTGCAGGAGCTGCTCGAGTACCATATCCCGAAGCTGGCTCGCACCGAGCTGACTGGTGAGGGCGGTGGCGCGGTGGCAATCGAGAAAATCGAGCGAGTAGTGGTGCATGGCCGGGCAGACGCTGACACTTCCGACGCCTGAGTGGGCGCTGCCGCTGCTCGAGCCTGCGCGCTACAAGGGCGCGCATGGCGGTCGAGGCTCTGGCAAGTCGCACGCCTTCGCCGAGATGCTGGTTGAGGCGCACATCATCGACCAGTCGAGCCGCAGCGTCTGCGTGCGCGAGGTGCAGAAGTCGCTGGCCCAGTCAGTCAAGCGGCTGATCGAGGACAAGATTGAGGCGATGAACGCCGGGGCCTACTTCACGGTTCAGGAGGCGTTGATCAAGTCGCACAACCCAGCGGGCAGCGGCGATGGCTTGATCATCTTCCAAGGAATGCAGAACCACACGGCCGAGACGATCAAGTCGCTGGAAGGCTACGACCGAGCATGGGGCGAAGAGGCCCAGAGCCTTAGCCAGCGGTCACTGGACATGCTGCGCCCGACGTTGAGGAAGCCGAACTCCGAGCTGTGGTTTACCTGGAACCCGCGGCTCGATACAGACCCGATTGACCAGCTGCTGCGCGGAGACAACCTGCCGCCGAGGTCGGTGATCGTCGAGGTCAACTACCAGGACAACCCTTGGTTTCCGGACGTGCTGCGGGAAGAAATGGAGTACGACCGAGGCCGCGACCCGGACAAGTATGGGCACATCTGGCTGGGCGGATACCTGCAGAACAGCGAGGCGCGGGTGTTCCGCAACTGGCGGATCGAGGAGTTCGAAGCGCCTGACGATGCGATTCACCGGCTCGGTGCCGACTGGGGATTCGCCAGCGACCCGACTGTGCTGGTGCGCTGCCACATTGCGGGCCGGAAGCTCTACGTCGACCACGAAGCGTACCGCGTCGGCTGCGAGATTATGGACACGCCTGACCTGTTTTTCAGCGTGCCCGATGCCGAAAAGTGGCCGCTGGTGGCCGATTCCAGCCGCCCAGAGACGATCAGCCACATGCGCAGGCACGGGTTCCCGAAGATCACGGGGGCGGTCAAGGGGCCGAAGTCGGTCGAGGACGGCGTCGAGTGGCTCAAGAGCTTCGAGATCATCGTGCATCCGCGCTGCACGCATGTGATCGACGAGCTGACGCTGTACAGCTACAAGACCGACCCGCTGACCGGCCGGGTGCTGCCGGTGCTGGCCGACAAGTCGAATCACTGCATCGACGCCCTGCGTTACGCCTGCGAGGGCGCCAGGCGGGCGACTGTCAGCAAACCGCAGATTGCCACGCCGCTGCCGATGGCGAGCCGGTGGGCGGCGATTGCGGCCCGGCGCTGACCTTGCGCGCGCGCGCCGCGTGTAGCATAATCCAGCGCGCATAGGCAAGCGGAGACGACGTGGCACGACCGACCGAGCAGGAACGACTGGCGAAGGTGCACTCCGATGCCATGACCGAATTCGACCGCATCCAGTCGGCGGTCAAAGACGAGCGCCTGCAGAGCCTGCAGGATCGGCGCTTTTACTCCATTGCCGGGGCGCAGTGGGAAGGCCCGCTCAATGAACAGTTCGAGAACCGGCCGAAGTTCGAGGTGAACAAGATCGCGCTGAGTGTGCAGCGGATCTGCTCCGAGTACCGGGCGAACCGCATCTCGGTCAACTACACCGCGAAGGACGGCGAGTACGACAGCCTGGCCGATGTCTGCGACGGGCTGTTCCGGTCGGACGAGCAAGACAGCGTGGCCGAAGAAGCTTACGACAACGCGTTTGAGGAGGCGGTCGCTGGCGGATTCGGAGCGTGGCGCCTGCGGGCGGTCTACGAGTCGGAAGAGGACGACGAGGACGAGCGGCAGCGTATCCGCATCGAGCCGATCTTCGATGCTGACAGCAGCGTGTTCTTCGACCTGCAGGCAAAGCGCCAGGACAAGGCTGACGCCACGCGCTGCTTCGTCCTGACCAGCATGACGCATGATGCCTACCAGGCGGCATACGACGACGACCCGACGAGCTGGCCGAAGACGATCCACCAGTACGAGTTCGACTGGTGTACGCCGGATGTCGTGTATGTGGCAGAGTATTACCGCGTCGAGGATCGCACCGAGGTGATCCGCGTCTTCCGAAGCCTCGACGGCTCTGAAGAGAAGTACCGGTCGGAAGACCTGGACGACGAACTGCTGGCCCAGCTCGAGGCCATCGGCAGCTTCGAGGTGCGCCAGAAACGCGTCAAGCGCCGGAAGGTGCGCAAGTACATCCTCTCCGGCAACATGGTTCTGGAGGACTGCGGTTACCTGCCCGGTCGGCACATTCCCATCGTGCCGGTCTACGGCAAGCGGTGGTACATCGACAACAT